GGGCGGAACCGTCAACAGAACGCTTGGGGGTGCTGGTCTTGCGGGTTCCGGCTCGCTTGCCCAAGGACTGACAGGAACAGTTTCAGAGACGCTCGACTTGACTAGTTTGTCCGCAAGCGGAACACTGACCGGCGGATCGCGTCGTCGCCGACTTATTTGTGCAGGAGCGTAAAAATGCAAGTTTTGAAAATTGCGACGGTGGCTACCGTGATTGTTGGTCCGGTTTTGGATTCGGGCGGGCTGGCTGTCACGAGTGCGGTCATTGGTGACTTTCGGATTACCGCAGGCGGCACGACATCGACGCTCGCATCGCCTGCTACCGCCACGCATTCGCACAACGGACACTATACAATTGCCTTATCCACGGGAAACACCGGTTCGATTGGGCTACTAACAATCAGTAGCGGCAATTCAAATCACGCGATGCCCCCCTCAAGGTTTCAGGTCGTAAACGCAGCTACCTACGATGCCTTTTTCTCTCAGTTCGTGAATTTTGCCAGTGTCATTTCAGCTGAAATAGCAGGCAGCATTGAGACTGATGATAATAATTGGGATGTCGCTGTCGCGGTAATCGCCGGCAGGTCGGCCGACAGCGTATGGTCTGAAGCGACAGCTGGTCAAAATTCTAATGGTACGTTCGGATGGCTGGCCCAGTCCGTGAAAGCAAAAACAGACCAACTAACATTCACCTCCCCGGGCCTGGTCGATGCCAATAGCCTGCTAGGCGCTGGCGGCTCCGGAGCAATCGCCAAAACGATCACGATCACTAACGGCGCGTCCCCGCTTGATGGCGTTGAGGTGTGGGTCACGACCGATTCTGCCGGAACAAATGTCGTGGCGGGGACTCTGTCCACCAATTCGTTTGGCCAGGTTACGTTCATGCTCGACGCAGGAAACTACTACGTCTGGACGCAGCTTGCCGGATACAACTTCACCAACCCAACCTCGATCACGGTGCCATAATGACGACAATCGTCGGTTCCCAGGTCACGCCCGTTACCGGATTCAACATCAGCGGGGCTGATTTGATGTCTCGTTTTGACCCTGACTCGATTGCCCGTTTGGCGGTCGATGAGCGGGCTGCTCCAATCAGCCGGGCGGATGCCGCAATTCATCCGAATGTGACCACCGCAATTTCTGATGCGAAAGGTCGGTTTCTGGCTGCCGTGCAATTTGGTGGTCGATACCGACACGAAGACTTGAACAACCTGACGGCCGAGAGCCTGGAATACGCCAAGCGGATTGTCTGTACGCTGGCGATGGCGATGCTGATGGGCCGCAGGCTCGGCAGTCACGCTGAGGAGCGGCAACGTCTGCTCCAGGAGTGCCAGGTGGCGCTTGACTTTCTGTCGGCTGGAAAGGACGTGTTTACCTTGACCGCCCAGTTGGATGCAGGCTTGCTTGAAATGCAAGAGACGACCGAATCGACGATTGTGAACCGGAATTTGCGAGTCGATCAGCTCAAAGGCCACCTTTTTGCTTCGTAGTCGATTTGCTTTAGCTGCGATAGCCTTTAGAATATCGACCGTTTTGAGGCGTCTGCGGACGTGAAGGCGAACGAGGTTCTACCAAGAAAGGTTGGTGATCAGTGTTCTGGAAATTGATCTTGATTGCGGCTCAGGTGGTTCTGGCGAATCCGCAATTGCTGAATGACTTGCTGGCCAACATCAAGGAGTTCATTGACCTGGTGAAGGAAATCTGGGGAGACGACGGAAACAACGTCGTGACCCAGTCCGACTTGGAAGCAAGCGGAATCTTTGCCGGTCGAGCTGGCGGCTTGGTCGAGTTGATCAAGTGGTTGCTGGCAAACCCCGAGACCTTGCGGGTTGTTATTGAATTCCTGCGGGCAATCGGCGTTCTGAAGTCTTAGTCTCACTGCGCGGCCAGGTCTCGGCCTGGCCGTGTCTTCTTTCGAGGGTGGTATGTCTGACCGTTGGTTCTCGATTCCTGACGACATTCGCAGCGATTACGTAGTTCAAACGGCAAATGCGCCGGTGGTCTGGTCGATTGACAAAAAGTTGTTCCAGCCAATCTGGGACCAGGGGATCACTGGCGAAGGCGTGAAGGTTTGCGTCTGCGACACCGGGATTGCCAGCCATCCAAACATCCCGAAAGCGGCTCTGGCTCGGAATTTCACTAGCTCCGGCTCTGGCACGACAGACGTCACCGACCGAAACGGCCATGGCACACATTGCGCCGGGACGATTCTCGGAACGGACGGTATTGGTGTTGCTCCTGGCGCTACCTTGATGGTCGCCAAGGTCTTGGGAGACAACGGATCGGGTTCGACAACCTGGATTAACTCCGGCTTGCTTTGGGCGGCAGAGAACGGCGCTGACATTGCCAGCCGTTCGCTTGGAGGTGGCCAGGGTGACCAAGACGACTTGGCAGTAATCAACGAAGCCTATTCTAAAGGGCTGGCGATTGACGTCTGTGCTGCCGGCAATTCCGGGTTTTCTGGCCGAGGTAACACGATTGGCTATCCGGCCCGCTATGACCTCGGTTTCTGCGTCGGAGCTACCAGGTCTGACGGGCAGATCGCAAACTTCAGCTCTGGCGGGCAGCAAATGGACGTTGCCTGCCCAGGGGAACAAATCATATCAGCGAGCCACCGGGGGGGGTTCGTTGCGATGAGTGGAACCAGCATGGCCACGCCATGGATGGCAGGCCTCCTGGCCCTTGTTATTCACAAACGCCGAATAAACGGGCTCCCAGATTTGAAGGGACACGTTCAGTGGCTTGAATTTTTCAAGAACGAGGGATTTCTTCAGGATCGCGGAGCACCGGGCTTCGACCCTCGATTCGGCAACGGATACCCCGTTATTGACCGTATTTTGTCGTATTTGGTTGACCCTGAATGGGTGTAAGGAATATCATGAAAGACCTATGCTTGTCTGTTTTGTTGATTTTGGTGCTGGGATTGTCGATTCCCAGTGAAAGCTCGGCCCAGTGCGGCCGAGTGCGGTCAGTGGTGAAGAACACCTCGGCCAAAGTGATTCGGGCAGCGTCGTCCGCTGCCGTGTCGGCAAAGGGGGTGGTTCTTGAGTCTAAAAATCTGGCTCTATCTGCTGGGCGCAATTGTGCTCGCCGTGTTTTGGAAGTACGCACTCGCTGCCCTGTTTCTGGCGTCTCAGCTTTGGGTTCTGTGGCACGTAGCCAAGCTGTTTTTGGTCAGCTCGGTAAACGCTGCGGGGTGGGCCGTGCCGGAGGTTTGGGAGGGCAACCTGAACAGGGCTTGGGATCACAACACGGAACGGTTTCTCAAGTACAACTTCCGTGGTTTGCCAACGATCAAAAACAAACCAAAGGACCAGCCGTAACGTCGGCCCCGAGATTTCGCAGCGTGCTCGAGCGCCCCGCCAACTGTGCCAACGGCACCTGTGTGAAGTAGGGGGTGGCCATTGAAACCGCAAACCATTTTTGTTGTCCTGCTGCTCCTTGCCAGTTCCTGCCTGGGTCAAGAGCAGCTTGACGTTGCTGTTTCCGTGGTTACCTATCAGCAGGCATCCTCTGCCGAGGTGATCAAGCAGGACCAGGGTGTAATTATCGTTGCCGAGGGGATTTACCCAGGAACGAAGTACGCCGCCAAAGTCCGGGTTACCAACCAGGACAGCGATTACATCGAGGTTTTTCCTGAGCGGACGCCTTTTCCCCCGATGGTGATTGAGCAGTTTCGGCCAGGCGAATACCTGATTCCTGGTAATCCAGGAGACAAGTTCAATGTATCGGTTCGTGCCTCCAAGTCTCGGCCGGTCTGGCTGCTTGTAACGATACCTCTCGTTGACGGTGGGGGAAGTAATCCTGTCCCACCACCAGACACCTCGCCAAGTCTATCAAAGCTTGAGGACGTGTCATTTCAGCAAGCGATGGCGACTCGAGACGCAGCCACCGCAAAGGCCCTGGCCGATGGGCTGAGGGCTATCGACTTCAAGAAAGCCAAAGACCTTCCTGATGCTGTGATTTCGGTGCAGACCGTTCGGGCAAAGGTTTTCTTTAACCGAAAAGACCTGACGACTGATTGGTCCAAATACCTGAAGGCTGTCGATGCCGAGTTTGATTCGCTCAAGATCAATTCGGTCGCTGAATACCAAAGAGCTGTCGCAGCAAATGTCGCTGGCCTTGACCGGGCAAGCGCTTTGGTTGCTTCGGGAATGGTGAAAGCAAAAGAGTAATGGAAGCGGAAAATCGTGAGCCACCAAACCCGCTCGATCAGGCCTGGCAAGACCTTCTCATGGAGGTTGAGCACCAGCTGCGAGCGACCAGGCATCGGTTTTTCGGGGCAGTTACACTGGAGCTTCAGTATCAATCCGGCAATTTGACACTGTTCAAGGTGTCATCCGACCGGACCAGGAAAGTGTCAGTTGACATTCGCTGATTGATTAGTACGATTTTCGGCAACGAGCCAATCGACGCGGAAAAATGCAACCGAACAACGGTGCTTCCGCAGGGTCCGCAGGCTCTTTGAAACATTTTTCGGTGACTGAACAACAGAACCGTGCGAGCTCAGGCTTGTGCGGTTCTTTTTTTTTGCCAAGGCCAAAAAGCCAACGAAATGCAAATTACTCCACGACCTGGCGAAAACGAATATGCATTCACGGTGAGGGCTCATCGAGAGCTGATGCCGCAGGTGCAGGATTTTCACCGACGAAATCAAATGGTCTGGAATTCATGGGACCAAAGCAGCGGGCCCAGCCGAGCTCGCCAGATTGCAAGCCAAAAGTTTCCGACCGACCGTTACGAATTTAGCCCGGCGCATTGCCATTTTGCCGAGCACGACAAAGTCGAACCGAGCGGCAATGTCAAACGCGTAGGCGTGAACGACCTGATTCAGATTCTCCAGGAAAACAACTCACAAATCCTGGACCGAGAGAACTTCCAGGCAATCACCCTCGGGCACACTTCCGATCATTACGCCGCGAAAGACCCTGACGTTATTGGCTTCGCCGGTCCATATCGCCTCGGCATGATCGGTCACGAGAAACCAGTCTTTGCGATCTTTGGCGATGAATACCACCGCAGGGACCGGATTAATGACATTCAGTCAGCTCCCCGCCGAAGCATCGAACTGAATACTCTCCGAAGCACCGGACAGAGGTGGTTTGACCCGATTGCTGCGCTCGGCGCGAAAGCTCCTCGGCTGGCCATGCCGGCAAAGTACGACTCCTCGACTGAAGCCGAGGTTGAGCGGTACTCAGTCGTCGCTCCGGCCTACTCCCCGGGCGGCAGTAATACGCACGTTCCAGGCAATAACCAGGTGGAAAAGGCTGTCTATGGTGACAGCGTGCCACCGCAAACACAACAAGAGGACACAATGGGCCCGAACAACATCAGCGACCAGGACATTGCCGCAATTGTTGCCGCAATTGAGCAGATGCCTGAAATACAATTCATCCGCTCCATGCCTCAGTTCCTGACTCAAGGCGCGGGCATGGGCGGCAATCAAGACCCGATGGCCGGTCCGGGCGGCGCTCTCGGCGCAGCCCCTCCGGCTGGTGGTGGCGATTCCGTATTGGCTGCTCCGCCTGCCGCAGGTCCGGGTGCAGCCGGCGGTCTTGGTGCTCCTGGTGCTGGAGATCCGGGCCTTGGTGGTCAGGACGAAGAAAATTACGAAGCGTTGCCCGAACCGGGAGACGAGGAAGACGACGAGGAAAACATGAATCAGCCTTACTCTGCTCAGCGGCACGTCAACGTTGACCGCTACCAAGCTCGCATCGGTCAGCTGGAGACCACGGTCGCCCAGCAAATGAAGACCATCAACAAGATGACTGCCGTCATGCAGGCCGAGCATCGCAACGCTGCTGACGTTCGTCGTCGTGCTCAGCTTGAGACGTTGTCAAATCGGTACAGCATCATCGACTGCGACGAAGAGCTCGAAAAGTGCCTTTATTCGGCCGGCTCGGCCATGACTGACAAGGACTTCGACAAGCACCTGGCCTCGCTTGAAAAGTTCGGTGCTCGAGCTGAAGCGCTTGGCGGTGCTCGAATCCCTCAAGGCGAGCTCCCGATGACCGAAAAAGACACGGAGCGATTTGCCGCCGAGTGCCAGGCTGCTCAGGATATTTTCAACGAAAAGGTGAACCAGGGCGATTGGATCGACTGGGACACTGCTCTCGGCATGGCTCGCCAACGCAAAAGCTAGGCGATAGCAACGAGTCGTCAACCAAAACCTGAAACTCACACTGTTTTTGAAAGTTTTAAATCATGAGCCACTCTGCTCCTTCTTATGTAGCAAGCGAAGACATTCCCGTTTCTGTTTTCGTCAATATCTTGCTGAACAACGACCACGAAATCGAAGTTTGCGATGCGGGCGACCTTGCAATTGGAGTCAGCGACTACGCACCTCAAGATCCAGTATTGCCAGGCGGTTCTCTCGGGCCAGCCGCTACGACCGGAAACGCCTGTCGGGTTTTTGGACTGGGCGACACTTGCGAGGTTCTGGCCGGCGGTGCCGTTCAGGCCGGACAGTATCTCAAGCCTGATGCTGCTGGCAAGGCAGTTGCCTGTTCGTCCAATGACAAATACTCCGCCATCGCCCGTGCGGGCGCTGGCGCTGCAAACCAGCTGGTGAAAGTGATTCTCGAACAGGGCGTTGCTCCGTAGTGAATCTGTTGGCTGTATAGGCAACTGAATATTCCGTTTAGTTTCAAGGATCTGAAAAACAAGACAAGCAGGTGGCGCGAGCCTTTTGGTCTCACCCCACGCCAGACGATTGCTAACCGCTCTGTTGAATCAGCGCTTCCCCGCTGGTTCTGAGTTACAGAAGGTTCGCGCTTCCTGCGGTCGCATTTTTGAGGAAATCAACAATGCCCGTTGGCGCACCTTTTTTCCCAGGCAATTCGAACACCTACATCAAGGACCATGCGGCCACTGGCTACTTGATCACCCAATACAGCCGCAACCCCAAGGACTTCCCCTTGGCCCGGTATGCTCAGTATCGGGAAGTCAAAAAGGACTCTGGATACTACCTGCGAATGACTGCCGAACAGGCTGGTCGTCTCGTTGGTGGAACCCTGGATGAATTTGTTTGGCCGGACGGTGCAGACCGACCGAATCACAACGACGGCCTGGAGACCGTGGCCTGGGCAGACTACCGCACTCAGCGGTATGACTTCCCGTTCCGCCTTGGCCAAAAGGCTGTCGAGCAAGCTGGCTGGGACGTGAAGGCTGTCGAAGCGGCCAATCACGCTCAGCAGGCGATGACAGGCCGGACTCGCCAAATGCACCTGGCCTTCGAGACCAACTCGAACTGGGACACTGGCCACCGTGTTGACGTCACCTCGATTTCTGGCGTATCCGGCCGCTGGGATTTGAGCACCACTGCTCGGATGGACATCAAGAAGAGCATCAACCACGCCCGCGACCTGATTCTGAAGGACACCCTCGGTGTCGTGAAGAACAAGGCCGACATGCGGCTCGTCATGAACCCCTACACCGCTCGCAAGATCGGTGAATGCCAGGAAATGGTCGATGCGATCAAGCATTCGACTGACGCGTTGAAGCACTGGAAGGGTGACCTGCCGGATTACTCCGAATTCGGGCTCCCGACCCTGCTGTACGGCATCCCGATTGTGGTTGAAGACACCGTAATGGTGACCAGCC